TGCCACCCGGTCTGGGCAAAGCGGCCTACGCTATGCTCTACGACACCTTGCGTGCCGGGAAGCATTTGAACGCCGTCGACGTTTTGACCAACGCGAATCAGCTGCGCAGACCCGGTAACGTTATGTCCTCCGGTCTTGCTCACGGCGATTACGAACACCTACCCATGTTCCAAGGGGATTACGATCGCAATCCGTTTTACACAACGCTCAGCGGCAAACGAGGCGACGCAGAAGAAGAAGCGTTGAAATCGTTACTTGGGCCGGGCAATCGGTACAACACGGCCACTGCTCTCGGCACACGCGACACGCTGCGCTATTCACCCGAAGCGCAGACCGGACTGCTGGCGCTACGAGAGGCCCAACTTGCTCGCTCGCACGGACCCGAGGGGATGGCGAACGAGAGCATTATCGATCTCGCGAACCCGATGGATCTGGACGAGCTGAAGTACTACGCTGAGCGAGCGCGGCAAGAGGGTTCTCAACCCGGCAGCTACTACGGGTCTTCTCGGGCGTTTGGTCCGGGTCTTCTCGGGCGTGCAGGGTCTACCGAGGCGTTTCTGAGCGGTATAGAACGTGGATTAACCCCGGAAGATATAGCCCGGAAGCTGCTGGAGCAGCCCGGAGCCGAGGATGCATTGCGCGGACGATATAGAAAAGGAGGACTAGTTGCAGCACTTGAAAGTTAACCTACAAGCGATCACCGACGAGCGAGGGGTCGAGTACGGCGATTTCACACACCAGGGGATCATTGCGCAAGATCTGAAAGAGTACATGCGCGAGCAAGACGGGTGGAAACGGCTGAAATCGCACCAGAAGGAATCGCTCGACATGATCATGCACAAAGTGTCGCGGATTCTTAACGGCAACCCGGAAAACCGGGATTCGTGGGTCGATATAGCCGGGTATGCCCAGATCAGCGCCGAGAGGATACTTGACAGATGATTCCACCCGTGTTATAATTAGGCCTTCCACAACCAACCGATAGAGGACAACATGAGCAAGACCCAGACCCGCCCCACGATCACCACCGCGATGATTGACGAATTGGCCCAAGTGCGCGACCAGTTGCGTGCCCTGACCGCTCGCGAGAAGCTCTTGAAGGAGGCGCTGCGCGAAGACTGCGCGGGGCAGGACATGGTGTACAAAGGCAAGTCCTATCAGCTCGAAGTGAAGTTCACCAGCGAGCAGCGCATGGATACTGCAGCAGCCCGTACCGCGCTGGGCGTGGAGTGGTGCAAAGAGAACACGGTGAGCGTCGAAAAGATGAACATCCGCCAGATGGAGATCCTGTAATGCGACCCTTCAACCACACATTGTTCCAGACCGTAGAGCGCGTGGTGGTACTCGCCGCCATCATCGTGCTGGCCCTCGACTTCCTGCTTTGGAGACCCGGATGACCGACGAAGAACGAATCCTCGATCTAGCGTTAGGCGACGCGCTCGAGGACATTCGACGGCTCAACGCTGAAAACGGTCTGCTGCGCGAGCAGCTTGCCAAGCAAGAGGCCCGGATGCGTGCCATCGGCTGGCTGGCCGATTTGGCCCACAACCCACCGTACACCTTTGCCGATGAGTCCACCGGCGAAACAGACTGAAAGGGGCAACCATGGTAGAAGACGACATAGACGAACCCGAGGAATCCGAAGAGACCGAGCAAACGTGCCCCGCGTGTCGTAGCGACATGGAGGTGCGGATCCTAGCGCAAAAGACCGACCCGCACTTGGACCTTTCGTGGGCCAAGATGGGCTGGTACTGCTACGACTGCGGACACCAAGGCTTGACCTGGGAAACGATGGATTGATCGGACAATACTTGACAGATTGTCCCACGCGTGTTATAATTGCATCTTCATCAACCAACGAATAGAGGACTACACAATGGCTCACGAATTACACACAAACGCTGTCGGTAAAGCATCCATGGCCTACGTCGGCGAGACCCCGTGGCACGGTCTAGGTCAGGTGCTGACCCCCGATGCAAATCTCGATACCTGGACCCGCGAAGCCGGGTTCGACTGGACCGTGAAGAAGGGTGCGATCGCCTACGAGGTGCGCGACGAGAACGACGCTCCGATCCGCATGCAGACCGTACCCAAGCGCTGGGCGTTGTACCGCAGCGACACAGGAGCGCCCCTTTCGGTGATGTCGAGCAACTACCACATCACCCAACCCCGCGACGTGATGGAGTTCTTCCGCGACCTGTGCGACGTGGGCGGCTTCAAGATGGAGACCGCCGGAATGCTGCGCAATGGCGCGACTTACTGGGCGTTGGCCAAGGCTGATGATTCGTTCGACGTGGGTGGTGGCGATGTGGTCCTCCCCTACCTGCTGCTCGCAACATCGTGCGATGGTACATTGTCCAACAGTGCACAGTTCACGACCACCCGCGTCGTGTGCAACAACACGCTGTCCGTTGCCGTGGGCAACAAATCGGGCCAGATCCGCGTACCGCACAGCACGCAGTTCAACCCGGTGCGATTCAAGACCGAGCTGGGTCTAGTCGGGGGAGCCTGGGACCAGTTCAAGTCGAACGCCACGACGCTGAGCAAGCGCAAGGTGTCGAAAGAGGAAGCCGCGAAGTACTTCCTCGACGTGTTCTACGGCGAAGACGAGGAGATCGATCCGAAGGCCAAGCGCCCGATGATCGAGCTGGTGACCAAGATCTACCTCGACGGCGTGGGTCAACGCACCAAGACCGCGACCGGCACCGCCTGGGGCTTGCTCAACGCAGTCACCCGGTTCGCCGACCACGAGCGTGGTGCGACATCGAGAGACACCCGCTTGCAGTCCGCTTGGTTCGGTGCTGGTGCACGCCTCAAACGCGACGCACTGGACACCGCGATAGCGCTGGTATAATCGTGGGGCTGCGGCGAAAGCTGCAGTTGCCAAGAGTTGGGGGAGGCTCGAAAGGGTCTCCCCGTTTTTAACATAGAGGACAAATCATGACCCGGACCGTTTGGACAAACGAAGAGAAAACCGCCGTCTTTGCATCGATGATCGATGTGTTCATCGAGCAGCCGCTCACCACCAACCGCACCGCGATGCACCACGCGCAGAATGTGCTGGTGAAAGATCGCCGTGTGAAAATCACCGACCAACGCGTGCACACCTACAAAGCGCGAATCGCGGAGGCGAGAACCATTGCTAAAGCCCGGGTGAAGAATCTGCCCAAACCCGTACTCGAACCCGCGCCACCACCACCGTTATTGCGAAACGATACCGATATAGGTGTACTTTTCGCCGCGCTCGTGGATCGGCTCGTGGAGCAGGTGCTCGACAAAGTCGAGGCCCGAATGCGTACCCAAGTGTACAACGAAGTGGATAACCAGTTCGACGCCGAGTACGCCAAGCGAAATGCCGAGTTCCGGCGCGCATCGATCGATGGTGGCTGGTTGCCCGAATCGTGCAAAAAGCCGCGTCCCTACATTCTGGTCGTGGGGCTGCTGGATAGCCAAGCTAGCATGGTGGCGACCCAGTACCGAAAGCAGAATGTGGGCATGCACTTTTACACAGCGGACGAGGCGAAATCCAGGGCCATTCCGAAAGTCGACGCGGCTTTTTTGATGACCAAGTTCATAAGCCACGCAGCGCAGGACCGGGTGCGTGCGGTGGTCCCGGTGGTCAAGCTCGTCAACAGCGGCTTGCACTCGCTGTCCCAAGAGATCGACCGGTTCTTGGAAGGGGGTACTTGACAGGTTGTCCCACGTGTGTTATAATCGGGCTTTTCAACCAACCGATAGAGGACAAGCACCATGGCACTGACCAGAACACAAATCGTTTGCAACATGAGCATGTACGGCGTCGCCGACATCGACCAATACATCCGCGATCTGACCGACTCGATCACTTACAAATGCTCCGGTGGCCACATGGTGGTGGCCGGGTTGATGTCCGACGCGCAAGAGCTGCTGGCCGTGGGCGACAACGAGCGTGCACGCAAGACTCTGAACATCGCCAAGCACGTACTGTTCGAAATCGCTGATGGCCAGCTGGTCGGCACCGTGGAGCGCATATGAATCGCACGATCTCCTACCAAGACCTCGCGGCGGTCTTTCGCCGCAAATTCGCCCAGTCCGACGCCTACGGCTTGCAGTGCGCATTGCAGGACTGCTACGAGGTGCTGCGCATCCACGAGCACGAACCCGCATCGAGCGAGTACGTGCGCAAGGTGTGGTGCGAAATCGACGCAATCCGCGATCGCCAAATGCAAATTCGCAAAAATGTTCGTCAACTCGAAGAAATGAGGGCTTTTCCATGATGATTCTGAACACAACGATGGATCTGGTCGACGCGATTCTCAATCGCGAGCTGCAGCCCTGGTCCTACTCTGGCCGCTTCATGTACGGCAAATCGTGCGTCGCTTGCACAATCGAGCGGGGCAGCGACCTTGAGGGCTTGCCGAAAGAGGGAAGCCGCGTGGACCATCTGGGCATGGGCTACGTGGTCTATTGGCCCGATGCCGAGTGGACCCCCGGCGTGCAAGAGTACGTCGACACCGCGCAAGACTCGTCCGGGCTTTTTGTAATACGGCTGTAATACTTGACAAAGGTATTGCTCCCGTGGTATAATCAGGCTTTTCAACCAACCGATAGAGGACAAACGAATGAACAAAGCACGCCGCACCCTGATCGCCAGCGAAGTCTTGGCTGTCCGCACCGCGATCGAAAATCTGCGCTTCGCGCTGTCGAACCTGCAGGACATCGCTAACGCCGAGCAAGAGTGCTACGACAACATGCCCGAAGGCTTGCAAAACAGCGACCAAGGCGAGCGAATCCTGGACTGCGCCCAAGCGCTGGAGCTGAACGCCGACGACATGGACACCGCGATCAGCAGCCTGGACGACGCGATCGACGGCATCGAAGAAGCAGCTGGCCAGTAATACTTTCGGTATACTTGACAAACTGTTCCACCCGTGTTATAATTAGACCTTTCAACCAACCAATAGAGGACATCACCATGCGAGTAGCAATTATCACCAAAACCGGTCTCCAAGTCGAAATCGTCGCCGTGACCGGCGGCTGGACCACAGTGCGCGACGTCAACGGCGTCGAAACGCTGAAAGTGCGCAATGGCGCGTTGAGCAAGCACACAACGCTGAGCGACGCAGTGGCCGAGTTGGCCATCGCCAAGGCCGCCAAGGCACCCCGATCGAAGCTGCCGATCGACGAGCGCAAAAATGGCGTCGTGTACAGCGGCTACCTACCCCAGTACGTGGCCTACAGCACCGTGACCAAGTCCGGCGACGTGAAGCGCTCGATCGACAAGGGCGACGCCGTGGCACTGGCCCTGCGCCCGATGACGCTGGAGCAGGTGGTGGCCCACGTGTCGAAAGCCACCGGCATCTCGCAAGTCGGCTTGCGCGAGCGCTTCGGCCACCTCAATGTCGGCATGCAACGCATGAATCTCGGCAACATGCTTCGCAAAGCTTTGAAGGAAACCGCAAATGCGTAAAGTCCGCGCTGCGGTCCGGGTGGCTTCGGCCACCTTGTCCGGCGAAATGCTGCTCAACGGTCAACGAATCCAGTTCGTGGCCAACGTCTCACCGCAAAAGGTCGACGCCACCTTCGCGGACCTCGCAACGGACGGCTCTCGGGTGGACCACTGGCTCGCCCTCCGGGCGCTGGAGACCTTCGTCGACGAGCATTTGGGCGGATGAATACTTTCGTAATACTTGACAAATAGCCCCAGCCGTGGTATAATTGGGCTTTTCAACCAACCGATAGAGGACAAAAATGCAAGTACGACTCACCACCAAAGCGAAAAAGCGGCTCGAATTGGCCACCCAAGCACTGGCCGCGCTGGGCCTGACCCCCGAGCAAGCTGGACTGCTCGCCCGTGCAGCCGAAATCGTCGACTGCGCCAACGACTACCTCGAAGACTCAACGCTCGAATTCGCCCTGCAAGCCTACAGCGAAGACGCCGATGAGAAGTGGAACGACATGATCGCCGAATGCCTCGTGCACGTGAAAGGTGGCCGCAATGCTTGAGTCCAGCACCATCGACCAAGTCCTCGGCGAACACAACCCCCGGGGCACGGACGACCCGCTGTACCTGCCCTGGTGGGCCAAGGGCGAGTACGCCCGGAAGAACGGGACGAAGTACCAGCTCTCGGACGGCACAGCCATCGATGCTGGCCGCGTCGTTTCACGTGGAACGGGAAGCCTCCGGAAGCCTTCCGAGATCGCCCGGGTACCCACGCCCCAACCCCGTGCGCCGAAGGCCTCCGAGACCCCGCTCCGGGCCTTCCGGACCCCCTCGAAGCCCCCCCGGGCACCCCGGGAGCTGGACGCCGTGGCCCTGCTGCTGGCCGCGAACCGGACCCCCGAATCCCGGCTCGCGCTGTGCGCCCTCTGGAGCATCGATCCGGCGATCCTGACCAACGCGCCCAACCCCGGCGTCGCGAGCATGCGACTGGCCAACGCGCTGCGTGCTAAACTCCGCACATGACCGGCTGGCGCAAAAGGCAAATCCTCGAAAGGCACGAACCCATGCGACTCCCCGAGCAGCGATTGTACGACTGGGTGGTGCGCCGGATCGGCCACCTCGCCCACCTGACTCGCGTCGAGAACCGGGTCAAGCGCGACACCCCGGACCTGTACTTGGCCTTCCCCGGCTGGCACGGGTGGATCGAAATGAAAGTCGTGGCCGACTTCCCACTCCGCCCCAAGACCCCCATCCGGCTCGGGCACTGGACCACGGGACAGCGCTACTGGGCCGAGCGGCACCAGTCGAGCGGTGGGAAAATCGCACTGCTGGTCGAATTCGGGACGACCGGCGACGTGTTCCTCTTCCGGGGCGGCGACGCGGCACTCCAGATTGACAAGTGGACCCGGGCCGACTGGGAGCAGCACGCGGTGTGGCACTCGAATCGAAATGCAGACTGCAAGCAGATACTTGACGGCTTGCGTCTGGTGTGATAAAGTAACGGGACGTCGCGCAATGCGGCTTGCTGGTCCAACACCAGCACCGTGGAACCCCAGCCCCGTTCCACCGTTCCACCAAGATGGAACAACCAACGGAACGCCCTCCCCATTCGAAAAAAGAACAGCTGTTCCAGCGTTCCACGCACGCGAGCGACTTTGCCGTGTCAACGGACTCTGCATGTGGGGGGGTATGAGGTGGAACAATGGAACAAGCAATGCTCGAAGTTAACGAAGCCCCGAGGGACGCGGGTTTTC